CACTTCCCAGGGAGCTTGGTATTGCTCGATTCGAGCAGAAGTATCAGGACCAGTGCCGGAAGATCTGGCGCGGCGAAGAGATACCGCCTGTGCCGGTCGCGCAAATAGCAGCGCCGGGGAAGTCCTGCACCGAGGAAGTTGGCAAGAAAGCTCTTGCCGAGCTGCGCGCTCGCTGTGGAGGTGCCCGTGGCTGATCGACGCCTGGCTATTCCCGAGATCGATACCTACCGTTTTGCGGTGTTCTGCTGCTCGTTCAAGGTGGATCTTGGATCGACACCTGATCATGCCTTGGCATTGTTCGTTGATGCCGCCATGGCCAAGCGTTACGGGGCCTGGATGTGGCCGAACACCTTCGAGGTTGTCGACGTGGTTACGGGGAAGTCGGTATGCGCGTGACCTCGAAGAAGCTTCGCGCATCGGCCAACGGGCAAGAGTGCACTGTTCGCATCCCGGGCACCTGCAACCACAACCCCGAAACGACCGTGCTTGCACATTTGCCTTGCGGGCAGAAGGGCATGGGCATGAAGGGCTTCGACACCGTAGCGGTATACGCCTGCAGCGCCTGTCACGACGCCATCGATGGGCGAGGCGCGGGCGAGATCGACTGGCAGGACATGCCTCGCGCAATCGCAGAAACCCATGAAGCCCTGATTAGGGCCGGAATCCTCACCGTGAAGGGGGCTGCATGAGCGACCTCATGTTGCCGTGGCCACCTAAGGTGCTGAGCCCCAACGCTCGAGCGCACTGGGCCACAAAAAGCCGAGCGGCGAAGGCATACCGGGCCGCCTGCTTTCTGTTGTGCCGCCAGGCTGCTTTGGCAGTGCCCGCCGGCCGGGCACTACTCTCGCTCGAATTCATCCCGCCAGACCGCCGTCGTCGTGACGATGATAACTGCGTCGCCGCGTTCAAGTCCGGGCGAGACGGTGTGGCCGAGGCCCTGGGCATCGATGACAGCCGATTTGTGACCCAACTGCAGATCAGTGCTGAAACCATCAAGGGCGGTGCCGTGAGGGTGCGCATCTCCGATTACATCGAGGGCAATGCATGAGCACCGCGGCACTCAAAATCACCGACGCCGAAATCAAGCGGCAGGCGGCTGGCACTGTACGGGATCTGCGGGATATCGAGAATCGTGGGCTGTACCTGCGCTTTGCTCAACGTCGCGACCGGGCGTCGTGGTATCTGGTCCTGCAGGGCAAGTGGAACCTGATTGGCAGCTTTCCAGACCTCACGGCAAAGCAGGTCGTCGCGGCACTGCCGGGGATTCGCCTGCGGCTCGATGCCGGTGCCGGGTCGACACTCTCCAAGTGGGTGACCACCCGGGAGCTGCTGGACTGGTTCGCCGATCGCATGTCGCGGGACCGCAACCTGTCCGATAAGCGGAAGAACACCGGCGCCTCGGCTATCAAGTGCCACCTGGTGCCGCGCCTCGGCGATCTGCCGCTGACCAGCATCGACAAGGCGACGCTCGACAGTGAGCTGATGTGGCCGCTACAGGAAACCATCTCCATCGACTACGTGCGGTCTGTGTTCCAGCTGCTGGCCTTGGCCTTCCGGCAAGCATTCAAGCTCCGGCTGATATCGGAAAACCCCATGAAGGACATCAAGTTCAAGGACTTCTCGACGGCCAAAGTCGGGATCAAGCCGTCGCGGCTGCGCGGCACCCAGTTGCAGGACCTGCTGGCGAGCCTGGCGGCCGTGATCGCGGACAGCCCGCACGACGGCATGCTGGCCATGTTGATGCTCTGCCACGGCACGCGTATTGGTGAAACCCGGCAAGCCCGCTGGTCACACGTCAGCCTGGCCGAGCGCGAGTGGTTCATCCCGGGCGAGCACACCAAGACCGGCGTCGAGCATCACCTGCCCCTGACCGACCAGGTTCGGCACCTGATGATGTGGTACCGGGACCGGCAGCAGGCCCAGGGCTACGACGGGCAATTCCTGTTCCCAGGCCGGGCCGGTGAAGGTCTCAGCGAGGGCAGGGCCAGTGCCGTGTTCTCTCGGGTCGGCAAGGGTGAATGGACGAGCCACGATCTGCGAAAGCTCGCTCGCACCTGCTGGGCAGATATCGGAATCGACCACCTGATTGGTGAGCTGCTGATCAACCATGCTATGGGCCACAACGTGAAGGTCTACGTCCAATCCGGCGTGATGGACCGCAAGCGCGACGCCTTGGAGAAGTGGCACGCCCATCTAGACGAGAAGGGCATGACCCTCATTCACGCATTGACCGGCTTTAGATTCGAAGATTCTGATAAGTCGCTACAGCCCACGGAATACGTGGCCTCTAGCGCGGTTGCCAACACCACCATAGGCGAGGTTTCAAAAGCATGAAAAAGAGCCATGGCCCTGACCTTCGCCGCCGAGTGATCCCGCTCAAGACCTGCGCTATATGCCGTGGTCGCGCTGTCGTCAAAGGCGTTTTCCACGAACTGGACTGCATCGCCTGCAATGCATCTGGGTGGGTGCGGCAGGACAACGGTGCCGCGCTCGACCACCAGGAGTTGGTCACGCAACTGAGCTTCAACCTTCGCAAAGTCACGCAGCAGCTCGAGCAGTTTGTCGACATGAGCCAGACCGTCGACGCCGCCACGGCCAAGCATTACGAACAGAACAACCGCCTGGGTGCAGGCGGAACGAATTACACCGGGGATTAGGGGCAGTCATGAGCATTTATTCGAGCGTACTGGGTGGTGTGGTGTCGGCCCTGGCGGCCGAGGCAATCGACAACACCAGCAAACAGGCCTGGCAGAAGCTGTACAGCCCGCATGAAGAAGATCAGCGCGACATGTCCTCGCTGTTTCGAAGCGGTACTGGCGGGGCTATTGATCGCACCCAGGCGGATTGCTGGCTCGCGGCCCGGCTGCATCACGGGCTCGAGCAGAAACACATGAGCGCTTTGATCGCGAAATACAGCACGCACAAGGCGAAAAAGGTGCAGGCCATCAGTGAACTGCGCTTGCTGGTCCGAACGCCTGCGCCGACGCTATTCGTCTATAAGGCGGTGACGGCCTGGGCCATCCCGAAACTAAAAGGCATCGATCCGTTCGTGAGCAAGAACGTGACCATCACCATTCCGCTGGATACGCCTGATTGGCGTCGCGATGCACAGGTCGCCGCGTCCATTGCTGCGGGGAAGGCCAGCAACAAGAGGGCTGAATCGAGGTCCGCCGATATGATCGTTCTGCCGAAAAGCTTCTACGACATGAACACCTGGGACCCAGACGCGCGTCCTGAATCGACTCGCCGGGAATGGCGGCGCAACATAAATGCAGCGCTGGACACACTGGTCAACGAGGCGCTTTGTCACGCTGGGGAGATCCTCGACATTGAGGGGCTAATTATCTCGGACGCTGCGTGATAGCCAGTTGACACTGAATCAGCGTTCCATCACTATTACTCCCATCCTGTCATTCCTGCGTGTGTAGGACTGACCATAAAGAACCCGGCCTCTGAGTCGGGTTTTTTTATGCCTTCGATTTCTCTCGAACTCCAGGTGCAGCAGCGCCTTTGACCGCTTCCTAAGCGGTCCTTTTCTTCCCGGAGCATCACCCAATGGAACCAGCGACCACCGCTGCAGGAGCACTGCTTGCGAAATACGGCGTTGCGACCGCTGGGTTTGCAGGAGCGATTCTTTCACTGACGTTCCTTCGCGGACTGACGCGCAAACAAGCGGCAGCTGCGGTGCTGACAGGCTTTCTGTCCGCAATCTTCACGACCTCCTTGGTGGTTCAATTCTTCAAACTGCCGACTGACGCAGACTCTCAAAACGGGGTTGCCTTCCTGATCGGCTTATTGGCGATGAACATTATTCCAGGGCTGAAAGCCATCGCCGGGTCGATCACCTCAGTTCGAGGTGCATAACCATGAACACGTTTCTTTCCGCTCTTGACGCAGTGCTGTGCGGGCTGGTGGTTCTCGCTGCAGCTGAATACCTGCGTCGCATCCGCCCCATGAGTCAGATGCTATTGGCGACCTCGTTCTACCTGGTCGCTATCTCTGCATTCGCGAGCGTGGTCAACCTGATGCTCGGTCATGTGCCGACTGTGCCTGCGCTGCTCATGCATGCGGGCGTTGTCAGCTACGCCTATGCCCGTCGGCATTTTATCTTTGAACCGGACTGGCATGGCCATGAGCGCCGGGCGCAAGAGCGCCGAGGTGCTGGGCGATGAATATTCTTGAATCCATTTGGGCCTTCATCAAAGGGCCTTTCACCGAGGTATCTGTAATGCCTGATGATCTGATCCAGTCCGGTACAACCGATTCGACGGCTCAAGCCGTCGCCTTGAACGCTGCAGCCATGAACGTGGCGCTTTCACAGCCTTCGGCTAATCAAATCGCCACCGATACGCCGGCGCAGATTTCTTCGCCAGCCGCCGTTGACGCTCCTGCTCCCGATTTGGTCGAGACTCTGGAAACCATCCTGAAAGCCCTGGGTCATCAGTTGCCGGTGTTTTGGGATGAAGCTGTAGCCCTGGCCAAGAAAGCTCTTTAACCGAGGACCATGACATGGACAAAACCAAAGCCGCCGTAACCGCTGGTGTTGAGATTCAAAAAGATCAGGTGGAAGCCGGTGTGCACAACCAACCAGGGGCGGTGCACTGTCAGATGGTCGAAGGCTCGTTCATCAATAGTCCGGACGTGGTCGAAACCACTTTGGCCGCTGTTTTGCAGTCGCGTTTAGCATCATGTGCAGTCGCTCACTTGCTTTCGGAGGCAGTAACTTGCGCCGAAGCAGTCAAGGCTGCTTTTGAAGCTCTGCGCGCAAACACAGAGTAAGCATTCCATGCCCAGCCCGATCGATATATCTGTCCGGGCAAACGTCAAGGAGCTGCAGAGATCTCTCTCTGCCTTGGCGTTCAGGCAGCTAGATTTCGCCACGGCTCAGGCGCTGACGGCGATCGCCAAACAGGTGCAGGCCGCCGAGGTCAGCAACATCGCCCACGTCTTCAAACAGCCGAAACCGTTCACCAAGAACTCCATCGGCGTGATCGGCGCTCGCAAGGACAATCTAAGGGCCACAGTCTTCATAAGGCCGATTGCGGCCAAGTACCTGGAGCCGTATGAGCAGGGCGGCACACACGTTCTGCCCGGCAAGGTGTTGTTCAACCCGAAGGACATCAAGCTCGACCGCTACGGCCAACTGCCACGCGGTGCCCTGGCCAAGCTTCGCGCCCGGCCGGACATCTTCGTGGGAGTGGTCAAGACAAAGGGCGGTCCAGTGAATGGCGTCTGGCAGCGCATCCCGGCCAAGAAGGTCGGTCGAGCCAGGCGCGGCGTTCAGGCCCAACCTGCAAAGGCAGCCCACTTGAAGCTGCTGATCCGCTTCGGCAATGCCTTGGCGGTCAGCAAACGGCTCAACTACCAGTCCATTGCGCAGAAGGTGGTCTCTCGCCGGTTCAAACAAGAACTGGATGCAGCGATAGGACGGGCAATTGAGACAGCGCGTTGAGCCAAGTCATATAGCATCTTGAAGGCTATTTAGTACCTTCTCCACGAGCGGCATAACAAGCGCGTAGGGTTGCCTGGTAGTCGTGCATGAGCTCTCGAAGCTCACTGATGTCATCTGCTGACGATGATCTATAGCCCTGAGCAACTTCAATTTTGATGAGAAGGTTGTCTATGTCTGCTTTTACTGGCTGACATCGGTCGGTCTCCAATTCGGTGATCCTGCTCTGAGCTAGCCCGAGTTGCGCAGACTGTTTCTCGTATGCTGCACGCCACTCTTTGAGCGATGCTGAGAGCTGATCATTGTACTCCTTGATCTCTTTGATCCTCAGTTCCGACGATGCTAGATCGCTCTTCTGCTTGCCGAAATCTACGGCAGCGCCGCCGCCAAGTCCGATTACCGTGCAAAGCAGTGAGAAGAAACCGACAGTCATCCAGGATGGGGATGAACTTTGTTGTGGAGGGGGATTTTCCGACATGGCGGGGACCTTGCTGATTGGGCGACCAGTGTAACTGACGCTCCTACGGTCATGGGTCCCTCCTGGACCCTCCGACATCGAGGGCATTGCGCAGCGCGCTGTTTCTCTAGCTGCGTAATTTTTCAATTTGGGTAACAGGTAACAAGGTGCCCCCATGAATCAGAGCGAGTTCGCAGCACTTCACGGCGTCAGTCGCAAGACCGTCACCAAATGGAAAGAGCGCGGCTGGCTTGTGTTTGCGGGGAGCGTCCTCGATGTCGAAGCATCGAATGCGTTGATTGCAAAATACCGGCGCGATGGCATCGATGTTGTTACCCAAGCGGAAGCGGGTAACAAGACCTTTTCGAAAAAATCTGGCATTACCTCCGCCGCCGCGCAGGTAACAATCAAGCCCGGTGAGACAGTCGAGCAGGCCACAACCCGCATCCTGATCGCCACCGGCGCGAACATGCATATCGATGAGGCGAAGCGGGTAAAGGAGAACTACCTGGCTCTACGCGAGCAGCTCGAATATGACCGCGAAGCGCGGCTCGTCGTGGCTGTTCAGGACGTGACTCGCGCGGTAGGAGAGGAGTACGCAAGGGTGCGTACCCGCTTACTGTCCATCCCGTCAGAACATGCGCCCCGCATCCACCGCCTGAAATCCGTACTGGAGATTCAAGACGCCCTGCACGGAATCATTGTTGAAGCGCTTGAGGAGTTGACCCGTGACGGAAATGGGATCAGCCCTTGATGGACGCCGATATGCCGAGGGCTATGCCGCCCTGAAAACAGGGCTATTTGATGCCAGGCGCCGGAACATTCAGCCGCCGCCCAAGTTGAGTCTCAGCCAGTGGGCAGACCGCTATGCGATGTTGTCACCCGAGACCAGCGCCCAGACTGGGCGCTTTCACGCTTTCCCTTACCAGAACGGGATCATGGACGCGATCACCGACCCAACTGTCGAAATGGTCTCGGTGCAGAAGTCGGCCCGGGTCGGTTACACCAAGATCATGGACCATGTTGCCGGGTTCTACATTCACCAGGACCCAGCCCCGATTCTGGTTGTTCAGCCACGGGTGGAGGACGCCGAAGACTACAGCGTCACCGAAATTGAACCGATGCTGCGCGATACGCCGGTCTTGGCCGAGATCGCGGGCGACCTGAAGAAAAAGGACTCGAAACAGAAAATCGCCAAACGTGTGTTCCGTAACGGTTCATCGATGTCCTTTGTGGGCGCGAATAGCCCTGGCGGCTTCCGGCGTATCACTGCCCGCGTGGTGATCTTCGACGAAGTCGACGGTTATCCGGTCATGGGAGCCGGTAAGGAAGGCGACCAGATCAAGCTGGGTATCAAGCGTACTGAGAGCTTCTGGAATCGCAAGATCATCTTGGGCAGCACCCCCACGGTCAAGGGTGAAAGCCGGATCGAGAAGAGCTACGCCAACAGCGACCAGCGCAAGTACTTTGTGCCTTGTCCGCATTGCGGCGATTACCAGGTGCTTGAGTGGGGCGGGCCAGACACCCCTTACGGCATGAAGTGGGACAAGGATGAACACGGCGTCGGTATTCCCGAAAGCGTGTTCTACGTCTGCAAAGCCACCGGCTGCATGATCCTCGAAAGCGACAAAGAGGAAATGGTCCAGCGCGGTGAATGGCGCGGTACGAAACCCTTCAAGGGGCATGCTGGCTTTCACATTTGGGCCGCTTACAGCTTGTTTGTGAACGCCTCGTGGCGAAACCTCGTCGCCGAGTGGCTGGAGGTGAAGGATGACCCGTTGATGCGGCAGACCTTCATCAACCTGGTGCTGGGTGAAACCTACGAGGATCGTGGCGATCGCGCTCTGCAGGAGGACCGGCTCGCCGCGCGATGCGAGGTCTGGGGGGCTGAAATCCCTGATGGCGTTGCCGTGATCACGGTTGGTGTCGATACCCAGGGCGACCGCTTTGAATGCGAGGTGGTCGGCTGGGGTACGAACGAGGAGAGCTGGTCTATCGACTTCGAGGTCATCGAAGGCGATATGGAGACGCCGGATCCCTGGAACAGGCTTGACGCGTACTTGCAACGTATCTGGTACCGCGCGGACGGACGCCCATTCGAAGTCATGGCGGTTTGTCATGACTCCGGCGGTAACCACACGCAGAAGGTGTACGACTTCGCCAAAGCCCGTCTGGGTAGGCGTGTTTGGGCGATCAAAGGCGAGTCGGCCGTAGGCGGTAAACGCTCCCCGGTATGGCCGACCAAGATACCGAGCAAGCGCAACAAAGCATCGTTCCGGCCGGTAATCATCGGTGTCAACGCCGCGAAGGACTCCGTCCGTTCCAGGCTTCACTTGGTCGATCACGGCCCCGGCTACATGCACTTCCCGACAGATCGAGACATCAATTACTTCGCGCAGCTGACCTCTGAACGTTCCGTTTTGAAAACGTCAGGCGGGCAGCGGTACCGCGTCTGGGAGTTACCACCCGGTCGGGCGAACGAGGCCCTTGACTGTCGGGTATACGCCTACGCCGCGTTATGCGGCCTTCTGCATATGGGTCTGAAACTCAACAAGCGTGCCGAGGAGGTCAATGCCTTGATCGGTCCTTCCGTTCAACGTGTGGTCGAGGCGGCCCAGGCCGACCCCGTCGCCGCTGGGCAGCCGCCCGACACGCAAAAGAAAGCGCGTAAATCGTCCATTTCGCGAATGGCGTAGGAGATTCCCATGTTCACACCACGCCTCAATAACTTCACCGGTGTCGCCCCGGCCACCCTGCAGCAGTGGTTGGCAGAGTCGCAGCAAGCCCTTCATGACCTGAGCACAGGTGCGAAGGGCGAAGCGTACAGCTACACGCAAGGCGACGGGTCGCGTTCGGTGACTTACACCCGGGCCGATATCGGTGCGTTGCAGGCTCACATCAACGCGCTGCTGTATGCCCTGGGCATGAAGCGGCGCCGTGCAATCAGGCCGGTGTTCTGATGACAAATGAATCGGTGATTGTCGACTCTCGCGGTCAGCCACTGACGCCCATGCCCCCAAAGGCCAGGGGTAACGCAACCACACTGACCGAAGGTATGGCGGGGCAGTCGGTATTTCCTTACGAGGCCTCGAGCTGGTCCACTCAGGAAATGGGCAACTGGCTGCCCTGGATTCGGTCTCCCGACGCGGAGATCAACCAGTTCCGCGATCGCATGGTGGCTCGCCATCGTGACCTGGTGCGCAATGACGGCTTGGCCGCCGGCGGGATCACACGGATTCTCGACAACACCGTTGGCGCTGCGCTGCGACTGTCGGCGAACCCTGACTACCGCGCTTTGGCCGCGCTGACGGGCAACCGCAAATTCGATGCGGTATGGGCCGAGGAATTTCGGCGGGCTGCCGAGGCTCGTTGGCGCGGTTATGCCGACGATATCGGTCGGTACGGCGATGTTTCTCGGCGCCTCACTGTCTCCCAGCAACTGCGCCTGGCGCTGCGCCATAAGCTGATCGACGGCGATTCGCTGGTGGTCGCCTACTGGATGCCGGAGCGCGTTGGCTACGGCCGAGCTACCTATGCCACATCGTTCATGGTTGTTGACCCTGATCGATTGTCGAACCCGTTCCAGATGGTCGACAGCAAGTACATGCGGGGCGGCGTCGAGATCGACGAGCACGGCGTGCCGATGGCTTACCACATCCGTAAAGCGCACCAGAACGACTGGTACAACTCGGTCGAAAGCATGGACTGGGAGCGCGTCGAGCGAGAAGACGAGGATGGCTGGCATCGGGTTATCCATGATTTCGAGCAAGACCGGGCCGGGCAGAATCGCGGCGTGGGCGTGTTCACCCCGGTTCTGGCTCGATTCAAGATGCTGGCGCGTTATTACGGCGTTGAGCTTCAGGCGGCGACCATTGCCGCGACGTTCGGGACCTACGTCACCAGCCCATATGATCCCGCCCAGGTCGCGGAGGCTTTGGATAACACGGACGAGCTTTCGGCCTATCAGGGCATGCGGGCTGATTGGCATGACGAGCGCCCTGCCATGTTGTCAGGTGCGCGTATTCCGACCCTGGCCCCTGGCGAGTCGATTACCTCTGTCGGGGCGGCGCATCCGCACAATGGATTCGGCGAATTTGCCAGCGAAATGTCCCGCACCTTTGCGGCGGCAGCAGGCATCTCTGCCGAGCAGATCACCCAGGACTGGTCGAAGACGAATTATTCCAGCGCCCGAGCGGCATTGCTCGAAAGCTGGAAGACGCTGACCCGTCGCAACACCGAGTTCAAGATCGGCACGGCGACCCCGGTCTATGCCTGCTGGCTGCATGAGGCCATGGACAACGGCGATCTTCCGCTGCCCAACGGCGCCCCCGACTTCCTCGAGGCACGCACGGCTTATTCCCGGTGTGATTGGCTGGGCGTGGCCCGCGGCTGGGTCGATCCGGTCAAGGAAAAGCAAGGCGCCATTCTCGGCATGGACGGCGGTTTGTCCACGCTCAAGCGCGAATGCGCGGAACAGGGTCTGGATTACGAAGAGGTCATCCAGCAACGCGCCGTCGAGGTGGCGCAGTTCCGCGAGGCAGGTCTGCCGCCGCCAAGCTGGTTCGGCAATGACGCCACGAACGCATCGACTCCCGAGGAGGCGCAGCAAGCGCAATGACAAACTATCCACACTTGGCGCAGAAGCTGTTCAACGTGCCTTTGGCGATTACGCCACAAAAGGCCGAAATCGTGATGGCTGCCCTGGCCGATCGCTTCGGTCTGGCCCGACTGTTCCATGCGGACGGTCGGGTTGTTGCCCTGGATGACTGGGATGACGATATCGGCGAGCCTGCTCAGGCCCGGGCGTATGAGGTCGTCGAAGGTATAGCCATCATCCCGGTCACGGGCACGCTGGTTCAGAAACTCGGCACCTTGCGGCCTTACAGCGGTATGACGGGTTACGACGGGCTGCGCGCCAATCTCAGCATGGCCTTGGCCGACGACGCGGTACGTGCTGTCGTGCTCGACATCGACAGCCCTGGCGGGGAGGTTGCCGGGTGTTTTGACCTGGCCGACTCGATCTACAAGGCCCGAGGCAGCAAGCCCATTTGGTCGATCCTCACTGAGTCGGCCTATTCGGCAGCCTACGCCCTGGCCAGCGCCTGCGACCGTATCGTGGTGCCGCGCACCGGTGGTACCGGCAGCGTTGGCGTCATCTGTATGCACGTTGATATGTCCAAGGCCCTGGGGGCCGCTGGAGTCAATGTGACGCTGATTCACTATGGCGACCGCAAGGCGGATGGGGCTGACTCAAAGCCGCTGTCGGATGAGGCACTGTCGCGCTACCAGTCCGACGTCGACGCCATGGGTGAGCTGTTCGTGAAGACTGTTGCTCGTAATCGCGGCCTTTCTGTGAAGACCGTGCGCGCTACCCAGGCCACTACATTTCTTGGCGCCGCTGGTGTCGAGATCGGCTTTGCCGATGCCGTCCAGGCGCCGGACGAAGCCTTCCGTTCCCTGCTCGCCGAGCTGGGTTGAAGTTCTACCCCAAAAACACCGAGGTTCACATGTCCAAGCTTTCCCGCGTGGCGAGCGCGCTTTCGTTCGCCCATCTGGCAGGTATCGGTTCGATGCGCGGCAAAAATGCTCGCGCTGATGAAGACGAGGAGGAGCGCAAAAAAGACGCTCGCGCCGAAGATGAAAATGATGACGATCAGGAGCCCGACGACGGCGACAAAAAGTCCCGCAAGGCGAAGGGTGCCAAGGCTGGCGAGGATGCCGACGACAAAGATAAGGACGATGACCCGGACGCCGACGAGGATGAGCACGACGCTGATGATGACAGCGACGATGACAAGAAATCCCGTCGCGCCAAAGGCAGTAAGTCGGCGGCCGATGATGATCCCGACGCGGAAGACGACGAGGATGAACTGCACGGCAAAAGTGCCGTAGCCAGTGCCCGCCGCCGTGAGCGTGCCCGTTGCGCCGCTATCTTCGGCTCGCGCTATGCCGCTCGCAATCCGGTTCTGGCTGCCAGCCTGGCATTCAATACCAGCATGACACGCGATCAAGCTTTGAGCGTACTGCGTGATACCCCTGCCGGTGCGAGCGCTGCCAGTGGCCGATCCGACCGTAACCCCCGGCTCGGTGCCGGCGGTGAGGATTCCCCGTCGCGGCAGGTAGCGATCGCCAGTCGTTGGGATCGCGCCATGTCCAAGGTTCGCGGCAAGTAAGGCCACGGAACACATTCACAGAGGAACATGATCATGTCTTACGTCCCGCAGACCCCTTTGGTCGAGCAGTATCACAACGCCGGTTTCATCGTCTCCCTGGCCAACGGTCACCAATCCATTGACCAGGTCCAGTTTGCTGCCGGCTTGGGCCGCATCCTGCCGGGCACCGTTATCGCGGATGTTCCGGCCACCTTCACCGCATCTTCGACCGCAGGCAGCAGCAATGTCGGCAACGGCACTGTCGGCTCGTTCACTGCACAACCGCCAGCTCCGGCCGGTGCCTACACCGTCACCTTCAGCTCGGCCACCGCCTTTGCAGTGACCAATCCGTTCGGCGTTGCCATCGGCACCGGTGCAACCGGCACTGCGTTTGGCGGGGCCGGGGTGGAATTCACGATTACCGCTGGCGCAAACGCCTTCGCCGCGGGCGATACCTTCTCGCTGGCCCTGGTGTGGACTGGCGGCGGCTGGGCACCATTGGTGTCCACGACTTCCAGCCCAGTCGCCTACGCGATTCTGCGCGACCTCGCCGACGCGACCCACAACGCAGCGACCGCTGCGGCGGTGGTCCGCTCGGCGGAAGTCAACAGCTTCGAACTGGTGTGGGATGCAAGCCTCAACGTGCACCAGCAAGACACCGCTTTTGCTGCGCTGAAGCTGGTCGGCATCGTCGCCCGATAACATCATCCCCCTTTGAAATGACCCGCTCCGGCGGGTTTTTCCATTTTAGGAATCACGCATATGGCCTCGCTCGACGTTTTCCATCAGGACATTTTCTCGGAAATCGCCCTGACCACCGCTGTTGAAAAATATCCATTCAAGCCAACCGGTATCGGTGATCTCGAGCTGTTCGAGCCCGATCCGATTCGCACCACCGCGCTGGCGGTCGAGCAACGCCAGGGCAAGTTGATCCTGATCCCGTTCTCGGATCGCGGCGAAGAAGGCACCCAGCGTCAGACTGAAAAGCGCCAGGCGCGCTACTTCGACGTCCCTCGCCTGATGCACTCCGATACGATCACCGCTCAGGAAATCCAGAACATCCGCTCGTTCGGTAGTGAAACCGAACTGATGCAGATCGAGACCGAGGTCGCCCGCCGCGTCAACGGGCCAACTGGCTTGACCAGCAACATCGAATACACCTGGGAATACCAGCGTCTGGCCGCCATTCAAGGTATGTGCCTGGACTCCGACGGCGAGATCAAATTTGACTGGTTTCAGGAGTTCGGCATTCAAAAGCCGAGCGACATCGTTTTCGACTTCACGCTGAACGCTGATGGTTCGGCCAAAAAGCCAAACTCTATCCGCCCAATCTGCAACAACATCGTGCGGACCATGGCGCGTAAATCGCAGGGCGCTTTCCTGCCGACCACTGAAGTCTTTGCCCTGGCGGGCGACGATTTCTGGGATCAGCTGACCAACCACCCTGACGTGACCCGCACCTACTACAACTGGGCGGCTGCTGAGGAACTGCGTCAGGGTAATGCGTTCCAGGCAATGCGCTTCGGCGGTATCAACTGGTTCAACTACCGCGGCTCCGATGATGCGACCACTATTCGCGTCAAGCCGAACGAAGCCAAGTTCTTCCCGAAAGGTGCTCCAGGCATCTTCAAGGTCGCTTTTGCGCCGGGCGAGACCTTCGAATGGGTCAACACCCCGGGCAAGCCGATCTACATCCTGCCGATCTTCGATACCCAGCGAAAAATGTGGTGGAAGGTCGAGGCGTACAGCTACCCACTGCACATCTGCACCCGCCCCGAGGTGTTGCAGTCCGCTGTGCTGAAATAGCGGTGGCTATCGACTGGGATAAGGCGGTGTTGGCACCGCTGGAAAAGGTCTTTGGCGAAGGTGGCCCGGTCGGGAGCCGGATCAGGTTTCACCCCTACGAGGGCGAGCCCTACGACATAGACGGCATCTTTGATGCCGCCTACCGGGACGTGACGCTCGACCCCATGGTTGCAGTGAACACGACATGCCCTGTCTTGGGCGTTCGCCTGGGCGTGTTCAGGCTTGAGCCGGTCCCAGGCGATGACCAGGTGTACATCCCGCGCGCTGGAAAGATGTTCCTCGTCAAAGAGGTTCGTCCGGACAGCCACGGCGGCGCCAAACTGATGCTGGGGGAGATGTAATGACCACAAGCTCAGAACTGCGCCTGCTGGCCGTCGAAGGTCTGATGGGCAAGACGCTGGCGGGCACCAGGGTTTACTCGGCCCGGACCATGGCCACATGGAAGGGCGAGTACCCGATGCTCTACCTGCACTCGCCAATCGAGGACATGGAGTCGCTGGGACGCAACGGTGGGCCTCAGTTCACCGTGACGTCCACGCTGGCGATCAGCGCCCGGGTTCAGGAAAAAAACCTGCCCCGTAATGGTGGCGCCGCGTTGGTTTTGCTGGATCTGGAGACGATTCAGCAGCAGATCAAAATGGCGCTGATCAATTACCCGCCGCTCATGAGCCGCTTGCAGCAGTACCCCTTCATTCGTTCTGAGATGCATGAGAGTGGCGAAGGGGAGAGCGACCTGGGCGAACTGGTGATGCAGATCGGCATGGAGTTTTACCAGGGGCCGGAGGACTTCTATCCGTTCACCCCAGACACGCTCGAGCAGGTGAACGTCACCGCTGACCTGCTCAACGTCTTCGACGGCAATGGCACTTACCCAGATGCCCCATTCCCTGATGCTGTTCAACCTGCCCCAAGAAATTCCGGGCCGGATGGGCGCGCTGAAGGTGAGCTGACATTCGTTTTTCCCCCTGCGGAGTAACCATGCGCATTTATCCCTCTACTGGCCTGATCGTTCGCGATCCGGTCAAGCGTGACGCCCTGCCCGAAACGGGCCGGGAAGTTCCTGACGACGACATCTACTGGCTGCGGCGCCTGGCATGCGGTGACGCAACCACGACCCAGCCAACGGCGCCGGTGGTACAGCAGCCGCCGAAGGTCGAAAAACCCACAGTGACAGTCGGGAGTGACACCCAATGACCGTTCCATTCAGCAACATCCCGGCGAATCTGCGGGTTCCGCTTTTCTACGCCGAGGTCGATAACTCCCAGGCCAACAGTGGAAGCCAGACCCAGCGAACGCTGATCATTGGCCAGGTCCTGGCCAGCGGTAACGCAGTGGTCAACATGCCGGTGCTGGGGCAGGGCGTCAGTGATGCCCAGGCCAAAGGCGGTCTCGGCTCGATGCTGGCGCTGATGACGGCGGCCTATGTTGCCGCTGACAGCGTGGGCGAGACCTGGTTTCTGCCGCTGGCGGATGCGAGCGGAGCCGTGGCGGCGTCCGGTACTGTCAGATTCACCGGCAGCCCAACGTCGACTGGCGTGCTGTCGCTGTATATCGCAGGCCAGTCTCTCAGCCTGACCGTCGTGACCGGCGAGACGCCTGCTGATATCGCAACCGCCCTGGTGTCGCTGGTCACAGCCACCAGCAACCTGCCTGTGACCGCCACGGCGACCACCGACACCGTAACGCTGACCGCCAAGAACAAAGGCACCGGCGGCAACGAGATTGATCTGCGCCTGAATTACCTCGGCTCTGCAAGCGGCCAGGCGACCCCGGCCGGGCTGACCGTCGCGCTGACGCAGATGACTGGCGGCGCGACCAACCCGACGCTGAGCGCTGCCTTGGCGAACCTCGGTGACGAGCCGTTCGACTTCGTTGTGTGCCCTTACACCGACACTGCTTCGCTCGATGCGCTGAAAAGCCTGATGAACGACCAGAATGGCCGGTGGAGCTACGCGAGCCAGATCTACGGTCACGTTTTTGCTGCCCAGCGCGGCACGCTCTCGACTCTGGCCACAGCGGGCAACGCCCGAAACAACCAGCACGAAAGCATCATGGGCTTCTACGATTCTCCGACCCCGGCCTGGCTCTGGGCGGCGGATGTTGCTGGTACCGCCGCTGTATCGCTGCGTGCCGACCCGGGCCGACCGCTGCAAACCTTGGCCCTCAGCACCGTGCTGGCACCGCCGTCGGCCTCCCAGTTCATCCTGGGTGAGCGTAATACCATGCTGTTCGACGGTATCTCGACCTTCACGGTTGCCAGCGACGGCACGGTAGCGCTGGAAAACGTCATCACCACCTACCAGAAAAATGGGTTCGGTGCTGCTGACGACAGCTACCTGCAGATCGAGTCCATGTTTCTGCTGATGTATGGCTTGCGTGACATGCGCACCCTGGTCACCTCGAAATACGCGCGGGTGAAACTGGCCGACAACGGCACCCGGCCGCCGCCCGGCTCCGCGATTGTGACGCCGAACATCATCCGGGCTGACCTGATTGCCCGGTACCGCGCGCTGTGCGATGACGGCTTCATGCAGGACGCTGACGCTTTCGCTAAGGCCCTGATCGTCGAGCGCAACCGGACCAACCGCAACCGGGTCGACATTCTCTGGCCTGCGACCCTGATGAACCAACTGCGCATTTTCGCGCTGCTCGCTCAATTCCGCCTGTAATCCCAGGCTTAAACCAATGACCGCCGTGAGCGGTTTTTTTTCGTCTGGAGAATGACATGGCTGATACATCGAACCGCCTGGCCGGTACCTGCTACCTGTCCGTGGACGGCGTGAACTACATGCTGGCTGGGGACTTTTCCTACAAGGTCTCCGGGTTTTCCCGCGAGACGTTGAAGGGGCAGGACGGCGTGCACGGTTACACCGAAACCCCGCAGCCCGGCTACATCGCCGCGACTATCCGCGACTCGAAAGGGCTGAGTATTTCCGACATCAACGCCATGACCAACGTCACGGTCGTTGCCGAGCTTGCGAACGGTAAAACCATCATCGGCAGCAAGATGTGGACCACCGAACAGCAAGAAGCCAAAGCTACCGACGCCACCATTGAAGTCAAATGGGAAGGCGCTTCCGTTACGGAGAATTGATCCATGCAAGACGAAATCACGATTGAACTGAGCAAACCGGTAAGTGTAGGCAAGGGCGAGAGCGCCGTTATCTATGAAAAGCTGGACCTGCGCGAGCCTTCCGCCGGCGAGCTGGAAAAGGCCTCGCGGGCTGATACCTCCGTTGGTTCGGCCATCACCCTGATCAGCTTGATCACCTCCATTCCTCGCAGCGCGGTCGAAAAAATCAGCAAGCGCGATCTGGTGGCGGCGAACCGTTTCCTTGAGGGTTTTACCGACGCTGGCCAGTTGGTGGGGGTGGATGGCCAGAGCTGATTGCCGAGCTGACCAAGTACTACGGCTGGGGACCGCGCGAAGCATGGTCCCTGACCTTGGCCAGACTCGAGTGGTGGAATGAACAGGCATTGCGCATGAAGGGGTAACAACAAGTGGCGAACACTTTCACGTTCACTATCAGTGCGGTGGACAAAGCCACGGCCACGGTGCGCAAGGTCAATGACTCGATTG